GGCAGCCCAGAAGCAGCGGTTGATTGAAACCGAGAACCGTCAGATCGAAGCACTCAAGCGCACCGTGAACAGCATCGACCCGGTGACGGCAAAGCTGGCCAAGCTGGAGGCCCAGGAGAAGGCGCTTAACGACCTGCACAAGGCCGGACAGATCGACGCAAGCCGGTACGCTGACGCACTGGCCAAGATCGGCAGCGACCGGTCCAGCCTTGAGAAGACCAAGTCGGGCTTCGATTCGCTGAATCTTGGTTCGCGAAAAGCAAAGGAGAATGTCACTCAACTCGGGAATGCACTTTCCTCTGGCGACTGGGGAAGTGGTGCGCGCGCGATCGCGCAACTGGGGGCCGGCGCAGGGGTAAGCGCTGCAAGCCTGCTTGCTATAGTCGGTCCAATTGCTGCGGTTGTTGGTGCCGTCGTCGGGCTCGCCTACGCCTACGTCAAGGGGGGGCAGGAGGGGCAGGAGTTCAACAAGTCGCTGATCCTGACCGGCAACTACGCGGGCACAAGCACCGGCCAGCTCGCCGACATGGCTCGCCAGGTCAGTGCAACCGCCGGAACTACTGGTGCGGCTGCCGAAGTTCTTGCCACCCTGGCCGGTAACGGAAAGCTTGCCAGTGGCAGTTTCGTCGAAATATCCGAAGCTGCACTTGCGATGCAGAAGGCCACCGGCAAGTCCGTCGACGAAACAGTGGCTGAGTTCGTCAAGATCGCCGATGACCCGGTGGCCGCTGCGAAGTCGCTGAATGACCAGTACCACTTCCTGACTGCCTCGGTGTACTCCCAGATAATCGCGCTCAAAGAGCAGGGCGACACCATCGGAGCGGCCAAGCTTCTCACCGACACCTACGCAGACACCGTCCAGACTCGCGCAGGACAAATATCCCAAAACCTTGGAGTCATCGAGAAGGGGTGGAACTCGGTACGCGATGCCGCCAAGGGCGCCCTCGATGCAACTCTGAATATTGGTCGACAAGAGACACTAGCTCAGCAGGCCCAGGCCTTGCGTGAGAAGCTTTCAAGTCCAGGCGCTTACTCGAGCCTTCCCATATTTGGTGAGGACAATCCAGATCTCTCGAAGGTCGGAAGAACTCGAGACGAAGATCAAAAGCAATTGAATTTGCTTGAGTCGTATATCGAGATCGAGAAGCGGCAGAGCAAATATCTTGGTGACCAGGCCGTTGCACAGAAGGCTGCGATAGAGGCTCAGGAGAAGGTCGATACGCTCACCAAGTCTTCGATGACCAATGAGCAAAAGCGCGCCGAGGCAATCAAGGAGTACAAGCGTCAACTCGATGACATACGCAAGGCCAGTCCGAATGATGAACGACTGAATCAGTCCGTTATCGACAGGAACATTGCGAGCATCAACGACAGATTCAAGGATCCGAAGGCCGCATCCACCGCAGTCGACATGACCGCTTTCAATGATGCGAAAAACAACCTGGCCGGGATTGTCGACGAGTACAAGAACGCCCAGAAGCAACTGGATGCTGCACAGAAAGCCGGCCTCGTTTCTCAGGCCGATTACCTGCTGAAGCGTCAAGCGATGATCGGCAACGAGCGCGACGAGGTGACCGCCGGCTATGAGGCGGAAATCGCTGCGCTTGAGGCTACGAAGGGCAAAGCCAGCACATCGGCGGCCCAGCGCATCCAGCTTGATCAGAAGATTGCCGATGCCCGCACCGCAATGGTCAAAGCGCAGAAGGATGCCGACAGTGAGCTGGCCGTCCTGGCCACGAACGAAAAGGGGCGCCTCGAGAAGCAAGAGTTCGCGGTCAAGAAGTACGTCGAGGCGCTTGGCGAGCAGCAGAAGGCCCTGGCCCTGGCCGGCCAACGCGCCGTTGTCGGGGTTGGCCAGGGTGATCGAGAGAAAGCCCTGTCCGCCGAACTGAATGCACAGCAGGACCGGTTTGCGCAGCAGTCGCTGGAGCTTGCAAATCAGCAATCCGACCCATCACGGAAGATGGACCCCGAAGAGTTCCGCCGAAAATCGCAAGCCCTCGCAGATGCGAACAAGGCCGCGACCGATCAGATCAGGCAGAACTACGTGGATGTGGAGGCTGCACAAGGCGATTGGACCAAGGGCGCCTCGTCGGCCTGGGCCAACTACCTGGACAGCGCCAGGGATATTGCCGGGCAGACCAAGAGCCTGTTCACCAACGCCTTCAGCTCCATGGAAGATGCTGTCGTGAACTTCGCCCTGACGGGGAAGCTGTCGTTCTCCGACTTCGCCAAATCGATTCTCGCGGACATGGCGAGGATTGCAGCCAGGCAGGCGTCATCGTCGGCACTCAGCTCGTTGTTTGGGATTGCTTCGTCTGCATATTCAGCCTACTCCGGCGGGGGAGCGACTTCCGCCGGCTCGACCCAGGCGGGGTACTCCAGCACCTACTTCCCGCAGGCTAAAGGCGGCGCATGGGGTGGCGGCGTGCAGATGTTCGCCGACGGCGGGGCCTTCACCAACTCCATTGTCAGCAAGCCCACAGCGTTCGGCATGGTCGGCGGTAAGCCTGGGGTGATGGGTGAGGCTGGTCCGGAGGCGATCATGCCTTTGACGCGGACTTCTGACGGCTCTCTTGGCGTGCGAACGATCGGCGGCGGTGGCAGCTCAAGCAGCAACCAGGTGGTCATCCAGCAGAGCTTCGCAGTGCCTGACGGGCAGGGTGGTTCCAGCGCCCAGGACGGCCAGGCCGTGGCCCAGGCATACGCAAAATCTGCAAAGCAGGGTGCTCAAGAGCAGATCGCGAAGGATCTTCGCCCGGGCGGTCAGATTTGGGCCGCCATCAACAATCGATCGTAAATCCAGCCCTGCTATGCGGGGCTTTTTTTCGCCAGGAGAAGTCATGGCAGCTGAAACATTCACCTGGGCCCCAAACAACGATCCGGCAGCGACCATCAGCTTTCGCACGAAGTCGGCAAAGTTCGGCGACGGTTACGAGCAGCGGGCCAAAGACGGGATCAATAGCCGAACCCAGTCATGGCCACTGACCTTTTCGGGCAAGAAGGCCCGAATCAAGGAAATTATGGACTTCCTCGACCGGCAGGCCGGCGCAACTGCCTTCTACTGGACTGACCCGTTCGGCGGCCAATCCCTTTACCGGTGCGCCGAATACCAGCCGCGGGCGATGGGCGGCGATATTTACAACCTGACTGCAACCTTCGAACAGGCATTCCACCCATGAGTATTGTCCCACTCAACGTTGGCACCGAAGAGAATGACGGTACCGGGCAAAACCTGCGTTCGGGCGGCATCGTCATCAATGCGAACTTCGCCGAGCTTGACCAGCGCACCACTCAGCAGCAGGCCGTAATCGACCAGAAAATAGATAAGGCCTCGGGGTTGGGGCTTTCTCAGGAAAGTTTCACCACCCCAGAAAAAACCAAGCTTTCAGGTGTAGCCTCTGGCGCCACTGCGAACGCTTCAGATGCGCAGCTCAGGGATCGCTCGACGCACACAGGAACTCAGCTATCCACAACGATCAGTGACTTTGTAACTGCCGTCAGTGGTGCGTTGCTTACGGGATTATCGCTGACAGCTGGCGGTGTGATCGTGACAACTGACACACTTCTGGCGGCGCTGGGTAAACTCCAGAAGCAGGTCACAGACCTGGGTAGCAGCAAGCTCGACACAACAGCCAATGCCGTATCTGCCACTAAACTGGCGACGGCACGGACGATCAACGGAGTGGCCTTCGACGGGACTGCCAATATCAATTTTCCGTCCTCAACCGTGGCATGGGGTGGTGTTAGCGGAACCCTGACAGATCAAACCGATCTGGCTGCCGCGCTCAACGGCAAATTGGCAGTCGGTGGTACGGCGGGTGCTGCAACCAAGCTGGCCGCCGCTCGCAAGATCAACGGCATACCCTTTGACGGCTCGTCCGATATCACCATTTCTGGAGCCGGCGCCGTCTGGGGTGGCGTTACCGGAGCCCTGAAAGATCAGGCCGATTTGAAACTGGCGCTCGATGCCAAGCTCTCCAGTGTCGGTGGCTCTCTGACTGGGCCGGTCCTTTCCACCAGTACCGCGAAATTCACAGGTATTGAGCTTACCGAGACCTCCGGGACGATTATTACTGGCGGGGTTCCCCACTCGGCAGTTGGGACCGGAGCGGCGATCTCGATCGCCAAGGACGACGCTCTCGTCTCTGAGTTCATGTCTTGCTCAACGGCGGCTCGTTTCAACATTCATCGGGCCCGCGGCACCATATCTGCTCCTACGATAGTTGCCGATAATGACACCATGGGTTACTTCCAATTCCTTGCCCACAACGGAAGTGCCTACTACCCCGCAGGTGCTTTTTCCTGTGTCATCGATGGAGCACCTGCCGCAGGCGGGCCAGTGCCTGGCCGAATCCAGTTCACGACAGGTGATGCGAGCGGCACCAAGATCGCTTGGCAGATGCGTTCTGCCGGTCACCTGCAACCCGGTGCAGATAACGCCTATGACCTGGGAGCGGCGAGCCTGCGTTCTCGTGTTATCTACGCCGGTACAGGGGCGATCAGTACTTCGGATGCGCGGGAGAAGGCTCCCGTCAGGACCCTGGCTACCGACGAGCTCGCTGCAGCGAAGCAGCTTGCGGGTGAGATCGGCGCCTATCGGTTCTTGTCGGCTATCAACGAAAAAGGCTTCGCCGCGCGTGAGCACATCGGCATGACGGTCCAGCGTGCAATTGAAGTCATGCAAGCGCACGACCTTGATCCATTCAACTATGGGTTCATCTGCCACGACACTTGGGATGAGCGAGTCGACCTTGTTGGCGGTGATGATGGCCAGGAACCTGTTGAGGTCAAGACGCCGGCAGGCGATCGCTACAGCTTTCGGGTCGATGAGCTGTGTTTGTTCATCGCAGCAGGCTTCGAGGCGCGCTTGGCCGCCCTTGAAAAGACAGCCTCTTAGTCGCTCTCAACCTTTTTCCGAGGACAAACCATGCCGATCACTGCCGATATCCAGACCTTGGAGCCTGGCGCGTGGGTGGAGCTTTTCGAGCTCGACGCCACCTCCCTGGGTGCCGAGCTTTATCGCTTCCACGGTTACCCGCAACAGGCTTCGATCTTCTGGCAGGGCAACGAGTACTCGCCCTGGCCGATTAAGGCTGAGGGCTTCGAGATGACAGGGCAGGGCACCCAGCCGACGCCGACTTTGTCGGTTGGCAACGTGGGCGGCTTCATCACTGCGCTTGTCCTTTACTTCGAGGATCTGGTCGGGGCGAAGCTGATCCGGCACCGGACGCTGGGCAAATACCTGGATGGTCAGCCGGGGGCCGATCCCGAGGAAGAGTTGCCGCCGGACATCTGGTACGTCGAGCGCAAGTCCGCCGAGAACAACGAAACCGTGGCGTTCGAGCTGGCCACGGCCTTGGACTTCAACGGCGTGCAGCTGCCCCGCCGGCAGATCGTCGCCAACGTCTGCTGGTGGCTCAGTTGCGGCGGGTACCGCGGGCCGTACTGTGGGTACAACGGGCCGCCGGTGGCAGATGAGAACGACCTGATCGTCACCGACGCAGCGAAAGACAAATGCGGCGGCCGGCTCAGCAGTTGCAAGCTGCGCTCCGGCGAGAACAACCCGCTGCCTTACGGCTCATTCCCGGCCGCCGGCCTGATTAGGAGCTGATCTATGAACAAAGCATCCCGGGCAGCGATTGAGCGTCACGCCCTGGCCGAGTACCCGAAAGAGTGCTGTGGCCTGCTGGTGCGCGCCGGCCGGAAGGAATTCTACGTGCCGTGCCGCAACACCGCGTCGACGCCCAGCGAGCATTTCCGCCTGGCGCCGGAGGACTACGCCGCCGCAGAGGATCAGGGCCAGGTGCTGGCGGTCGTGCACAGTCACCCGGATTACCCGGCCACGCCAAGCGATGCCGACAGGGTTTCCTGCGAGGCGTCGGGCCTGCCCTGGCATATCCTCGAGGTTCGCCAGGGCGCCGACGGCGCGGTGATCGCCGGTGAGATGGTCAGCTTCCAGCCCGTCGGCTACGAGGCACCCCTGATCGGCCGCCGGTTCGCCCACGGCGTGCACGATTGCCTGAGCATCATCCTCGACTTCTACCGACGCGAGATGGGCATTGACCTGGGCAACTACGAACGTGAGGACGGCTGGTGGGAGAAGGGTGGGAACCTGTATCTGGAGAACCTGCCGGCCGCCGGCTTCGAGCGAGTGTCCACGCTGCAGCACGGGGACATCGTGCTGATGCAGGTCCGCTCCAAGGTGCCGAACCACGCTGGCGTGTACCTGGCAGACGGCGTCCTAAAGACCGAGCCGGAGCACTACCCGGCGCCCGGGTCGATCCTGCACCACCTCTACGGCCGGGATAGCAAGCGCGACACCTACGGCGGGTATTGGGGCGAGGTCACCGTCAGCTACTGGCGGCACCGGGAAGCGCCCATCTGATCGAAATGCTATCGTCTGCCGATCTCACAAGGAGTTGATGTTATGCGGATTTTGATTGGGGGCATGGCCGCGGCCTTGTTGGCAGGGTGTGTTTCGGTATCGGACCTCGAGAAGGGCGGACCAGCATTCAAATCTGCCTCTTCGAAGTCCCCGAGGGATTACGCCAGGTGCCTGGCGCCAGCGTGGCAGGATTTAAATGAAGATGTTTCATCCACCGAAACAGAATATGGATACAGACTGCTTCTGAAAATCGACATGGTCGGGGTGCCTGTCATGGCAAAGATATCAGCACAAGGGGCAGGATCATCGGTCAATGTGTATGTCAGAAACGGCACTTGGAATAAGTGGATTGAATCTGCGAAAAAGTGCTTATAAGCCAAACGTCTACAAAAACCGCCTTCTGGCGGTTTTTTGTTGGTTGAGGAAAACATGTCCCAAACATCTGAAAAAATGCAAACCGTCTTGCTGTCAGGATCGCTAGCCCGCCAGTTCGGCCGTCGGCATCGATTTACTACCAACGCCGGCTTTAAAGACATCATGGGATACTTCAGACAGTTTCCAGGTTTCGAGCAGCATATGCTTGAGAGCTCAGACAAAGGCCTTCGCTTCGCCATCTTCAATGGAAAGGAAAACATTGGGGAGCAGGATATCGAGAAGCCTACCGGGAGAGATGTAATCCGAATTGTTCCTGTTATTGCTGGGTCAAAGCGGGCAGGAGGACTGCAAACGATTATCGGCGGGGTAATGATGGCCGCCGCCTTTGTGCTCTCGTTCACCCCGTTTGCCGCCGCGTCTCCATTCCTCTACCAAATAGGCGCAGCAATGGCTATTGGGGGGGTGATTCAAATGCTCAGCCCTCAAGCCAAGGGCCTGGGGGCTCAGGACAGCCCCAACAATCGCCCCAGCTACAGCTTCAACGGCGCGGTCAACACCAGCGTTCAGGGTGGCTGCGTCGGCCTGCTGTACGGCCGGATGATCGTCGGCAGCTCGGTGATCAGCGCCGGTATCTACTCGCAAGACCAGCTGTAACTCTTCCTCGCCACCAGGCCCGCCGAGCGCGGGTATTTTTTCGCCCGAAGGAAAGCCATGACCAACACAGTAATCACCGGCCGCAAGGGCGGCGAGTCCACGCCGCGCCCGTCAGTTGAGGCGCCGGACAGCCTGCAGAGCACAGCCTTCGCGCGAATCCTGGATCTGGTCAGCGAGGGCGAGATCCTGGGCCTGGCTGACGACATGCGTTCGGTCTTCCTCGATGAGACCCCGCTGGCCAACGCCGACGGCGGCCTCAACTTCGCCGGCGTGACCCTGGACAAGCGCTACGGCAGCCAGGATCAGCTGCATATCCCGGGCTTTCCGGCCGTGGAAAGCGAGAACAGCGTCGGCGTCGAGCTTCGCTATGGCCAGCCGTGGACGCGCGCCGTCACCAACCTGCAGCTGTCCGCCGTACGCGTTCGGCTTTCGGTCCCGCGCCTGGCGCAGACCAATACGAGCAATGGCGATACCAACGGCTACACAGTGCAGTACAAGATCGAGGTGGCCACCGACGGCGGCCCTTTCATCCAGGTACTTGCCTCGGCATTCAGCGGGAAGACCACAACCAAGTACGAGCGCTCGCACCGCGTTGATTTGCCCGCGGCGGTCAGCGGCTGGCAGGTGCGTATCACCCGGCTGACGCCGAACAGCACCAGCGGGTCGATCACTGACACCACGAACATCGACGCGATCACCGACATCATCGACGCAAAGCTGCGCTACCCGGGCTCGGCGATCATCGGCCTGCAGTTCGACGCGTCACAGTTCCAATCGATCCCCACCAGGTCCTTCGACCTGTTCGGCCGGATCATCCGCGTGCCGAGCAACTACGACCCGGAAAGCCGCACCTACAACGGGGTGTGGGATGGCTCATTCAAGTCTGCCTGGACCGATAACCCGGCCTGGATCTTCTACGACCTGCTGCTGCACTTCCGCTATGGCCTGGGCCACCTGCTCAACGCCGGCCAGGTCGACAAGTGGGAGCTGTACCGGATTGGCCAGTACTGCGACCAGCCGGTGCCGGACGGCAAGGGCGGCACCGAGCCGCGCTTTACCTGCAACCTGTACCTGTCGGTGCGCGCCGACGCCCTGAAGGTTCTGCAGGACCTGGCAACGACATTCCGCGGCATGGCCTATTGGGCGGCCGGCTCGGTCATGGCGGTGGCGGACATTCCCGAGGACCCGGTCTACACCTACTCGAACGCCAACGTCATCGACGGCAAGTTCGGCTACTTCGGCTCTGCCAAGAAAAGCCGCTACACCGTCTGCCTGGTGAGTTGGAACGACCCGACCGACTTCTACCGGCAGAAGGTCCAGTATGTCGACGATCAGCCGGGGATCGCACGCTACGGCATCCAGCAGACCGAGATGACCGCTACGGGTTGCACGTCCCAGGCCCAGGCCCAGCGGATCGGCAAGTGGGCGCTGCTGACCAATCGCCTGGAGACAGAGAGCGTTGGCTTCTCAGTGGGCTTGGATGGCACGCTGGCGCGCCCTGGGCAGATCATCCGCATCGCGGACAACGACCGGGCCGGCCGCCGCATTGGCGGGCGCCTGCGCTCGTCCACGCTCAACACCCTGGTGCTGGATGCCGACGTGACGGCGTACCTGGGCGACACCATCACACTGATCATGCCGACCGGCAAGGCGATTTCCCGGGTGATCAAGTCGGCCGGTTATCCGCTGACATGGGACAGCACAGGCATTACTTGGGACAACGGCAGCATTACCCTCGACACCACCGGCTTTCCTGCTGACGTGCAGCAAGTCGTGCTGACCGAGAGCCTGGATGACCTGCCGCCGACGCATTCGATGTGGGCGATTGACTCGAAAACCCTGGCGACACAACTGTTCCGCGTGATGTCCGTTGCTGAGGACTTTTCGGACACGGAGATCAAGTACACGATCAGCGCCGTACGGCATAACCCGAGCAAGTACGACGCGATCGACAACGGGACGAAGATCGAGCGGCCTCCGGTGACCGTGATCCCGCCAAGCGTGCAGAAGCCGCCGGCGACGGTGACGGTGAGCAACGACCACTTCGTCGACCAGGGCAGCGCGGTCAGCGTGATGACCATCGACTGGGATCGTCCAGAGAGCGCGATCGCCTTCGAGGTGTACTGGCGCAAGAACGACGGGGATTGGATCTTCGCCGGCCGCACCGGTACCAACTCAATCGACGTCAGCGGTATCTACGCCGGCCGCTACGTCGCCAAGGTCCGGGCAATCAACTCGCTCGACATCGGGTCTGTGTTCGCCACCTCGATGGAGACCGTGCTGGCCGGCAAGACTACTCCGCCGCCCGTCGTGTCATTCCTCACGGCCGAGTCGATCGTGTTCGGCATCAAGCTGAAGTGGGGCATCCCGCAGGACCTGAGCACCGCCGACCTGCAGCGCACGGAGATCTGGTACAGCCAGACCAACGTCATCGGCACGGCCGTGAAGTTCGGCGACTATGCAAACCCGCAAACCGACCTGACGATCATGGGCCTGGCCGCCGGCGTGCGGTTCTTCTTCTGGGCGCGCCTGGTAGACCGGATCGGCAACGAGGGTGCTTTCTACGGCCCGGTCAACGGTCAGTCATCAGCCGACGCCGGGCCGATTCTGGACTACCTCAACGACCAGATCACCGAGACTCAGCTCAGCCAACATCTGCTTGAGAAGATCGACTCCGGCGGCGGCGCGCAGATTGAAATCGACGCGCTCAAAACCGAGCTTGCCGCGATGTACAGCATCAAGACCCAGCTCACCGTGGACGGGAAGCCGTATCTGGCCGGGATCGGCGTCGGCGTTGAGAACAACGAAGGGATCATCACGAGCCAAGTTCTGATTGCTGCCAGTCGCCTTGCAATCATTGATCCGAATACGACTGACGTCTTCTATCCATTCGTTGTTCAGAATAATGCGGCCTACATAAAGACTGCATTTATTCAGGATGGGTCAATAACGAATGCGAAGATCGGAAACTATATTCAGTCAAATAACTACGTACCTAACTCTACTGGCTGGAAGCTGTTTTTTGACGGAACATTTGAGATAAATGGCGCGCTAGGGGGTAAAGCCAGACAGGTTATTAATAACTTTGGCGGCAAGGTTTATGATGAGAACGGCGTTAAGCGCTATCAGTGGGGGGACTTAAACGCATGAGTTATGGAATAAGAACCTGGGGGGCGGATGGAGCCCTGCAGCTGGATGAAAACTCTTTTACGATGCGGGTGGTGTTATCGACACTTGTTTTCGAAACTGGGGGATTCACGGACTTTCCAGTGCCCGGCTGTACTCCGCAAAATTGCAGTGCTGTGGTCGTGCCGCTCGGCCCGCTTTCGAACCCAGCCACCCAGGACCCCTATGCTATTCAATTTGAGCCGGAGGTCCTGAATGGGGTAGTGCGGGTTTGGAAGGGGCATCGCACCGCAGTACAGGGGATCTTCGCACGTGGCACCCAGCGATTAATAGTTATGAGGTTCAAGTAATGAGCTACGGAATGCAGTTTGTTAATTCCGGAAATGTTACTACCCTAGACTCGGAATTTTCGCGATTGTCTATTATGTCGTCAGGCCGATTCACGCCGGGCGCAGACGGTTTTAATTCCTATACGAATTTCGTGAGACCAGTAACTACTCAAGAGCCGCCTCTGGTCTTTGTTAAAATGGATCGCGTGTCCGGCTCAATGGGGTTTGGGTGGGCGCAAGTCCAAGGTGCGGCGGGTAATTGGACCGGGTTCTCAATGATCCGATATAGCATCAATACCGCGCCTTTAAGTGGGGAATATTTTGCAGCCGCGTTTCAAGCCGCCCCCGTGGCCCGGTACGGTTTCAGGCTATGGGATGCTTCAGCAAAACTGATCGCAGATAGCGGAACCCCAAGTGCCTTGTTTACTAGTGGCTCTGCCGCATGGTATTACGTCACTGCTAGTAAAAACTCGCAAGGGCAAGATGTCATAACCTTTGCTACCCCCTACAGTTTTTCTACTAGCGATTTTTTGTTATTAAATAACTTCGGGATGGATGTGGCAGGCGCCCGGCTTCGCTCGGCAAAGCTCTATTGCCTTTGGAACTTCAGTACGGGGCAATTAAACGCAGTTACAATAGGCACAACAAACGTTGTGACGCTATACATTCCAGCCATTTTTGCGAGGCTATCAAACAATTGAGTAAATAACGGGCCGGGTTAACCAGTCCGATATACAAATTTCACAGAGGCCCGCCAAGCGCGGGTTTTTTATTACCTGGAGAAAACCATGCCCGTCACCCAGCAGCAGTTGCTACAGATCCTCCCGAACGCCGGCGCCAAAGCCGGCGTTTTTGCACCCGTGCTCAACGCGGCAATGCAGAAGTACCAGATTGTCGGCACGCTGCGCACTGCTGCCTTCATTGCCCAGGTCGGCCACGAGTCAGGCCAGTTGCGCTGGGTCCGCGAGATCTGGGGGCCTACCGTTGCCCAGGCCGGCTATGAGGGCCGCAAAGACCTCGGCAATAACGTGCCTGGCGATGGCTCCAAGTACCGCGGGCGAGGCCTGATCCAGATCACCGGCCGCGCGAATTACAAAGCGTGCGGTGATGTTCTGGGCCTGGACCTGGTCAATCAGCCGGAGCTGCTCGAGCAGCCGCAGTACGCGTGCATGTCTGCCGCCTGGTTCTGGGCGAGCAGGGGCCTGAACACCCTGGCCGATGCCGGCGACTTCGCGAAGATCACGAGCAAGATCAACGGTGGCCAGAACGGCGCCGCTGATCGACAGGCACTGTACGCGGTCGCTTTGAAGGTGCTGGCGTGAGCTCGGCCGCTTGGCGGGTGGCCTGCATCGGCCTGGGGCTGATCCTGCTGCTGGCTGCGGGCGCCGCCGGCGGGGTCTGGCTGGCTGCCCAGCATTACCGTCCGCTGCTCGATGCCGCGAACTCTGACCTGGCCACGGCCAAGTCCGCGCGCGATAACCTCCTGACGCTGACCGGCGAGCAGAACGCCGCGCTGGCCGGTATGGCCCAGGCCGCGAAGACACGCGAGGAGGCCGCCGCGCTGGCTGCGTCCAAGGCCAAGAAGCTGGCAGAGGGCGACTACGCCGCGGCGAACCGTCTGCTGCAAGAGCGAACCGGTGGTGACCCGGCCAGTGCGGCAGGGTCGATCATCGATCAGGAGTTGGGGTTATGAGGGTGCTGCTGATGGGGTTGGTGGTGTTGCTGGCGGGATGCGCGGCCCGGGAGCCGGAGGTGCGCACTGTGCGGGCGGAGGTAGCTGTGCCTGTGCCGTGCCGGGCGCCGGACGTGGCGGTGCCGCCCTGGGCGGCAGCGGGCCTGAAGAAGACCGACAGTCTGGAGGTGAAGGTGCGCGCGCTGCTGGCCGAGCGCAGGCAGAGGATGGGGTACGAGGGGGAGTTGGTCGCTTCGGTCTCGGCTTGCCGGTGACCTGCGGGTTTACGTTACGAGCGTGTGCCAGTTAGCGCGAAAGCCTGGAGCTCGAGGTTGTTCCTCATTCTCTGCATAGAACCGCCATTGCGGCCAGGAAATGCCGGACATCAAAAAGCCCGCACGTGCGGGCCTAAGTCGAGCATCAAGGGGGGGGAGTATTAGCTCGACTCAGTAAGTATAGATAAGGAAAAATATCGGAGAACAGCATGCAAAGAAAAGCCCGCGATGGGGGAACGGGCTTAAGGGGTGTTCACGAGGAGCAAGGATAAACATAGGCGCTCGACTGTGAAATGGATGTGAAAGGCCAGCGTAACCCATACCTACAATCTATTCTCGGTACATCAACAGTCGGTGCTGGAGTCTATGGTCACCTATCGAATCGAGAAAACCAGCAAGGGGTGGGCGATGTTCAGAGCCCGTAAATTTCGACCTGTAATCGAGGCTGAGACGAAGGAGGCGTTGGTGAAGCTAGCCGCCCAAGCATTGGCAGGCAGCCGAGTGGCGGTGCGTATTCAGAACAAAAACGGCACTTTCCAGGAGCTGAGGTTCTAGGCCGAAACGAAAAGCCCGGCACTAGGCCACGCTTCTGGGTCAGCGATTACGCTGGCGGCCTGATCATTAAGCCTCCACTGGTCGCTTGGTGTGGCGTTGCACTGAACGCTCCAATCGGCCTGACATCTACCCCTATAGACGAATAGGGGCTCCAATGAGAGAAGCACAGCGAAAACTGGCCATGACAGCCTGGCGCAAGCTATTCGTTCTGGCCATAAGCGAAACTCGCGCGGAGGAAAAGTATTTCATGTTGTTGAAGAGGGCCGACGACATGGAGCGCGCGGGCCTCATCACTAGCGAGGAATGGCGAAAGCTTGTCCAACAGGCAGGGACGTCTCTTGCTGGCACCGCAGAGTGTATGGGCGGAGCAGGATAAGGCGGAACGAAAAAGCAGACGCAGGAAGCGTCCGATGATCGATTCCAGATCAGCTTAATTTGAGAGTAGGGAGCCACGCCTGGTGAGAAGAATTCCCTCCGCGGACGTAAGAAGGCACCCGAGCGGATCGGCTATCAGCCCATACCTGAATTCTCCAGTG